AATTCAGAGTTATGATTGTTAAGAAAGACGGACGTCCCATCGGCGTCCGTGCCGCCCAAATAAACGGCCGAGTTATTTATTTGGCCTTGCAAGATGAGCCAGAGACTATGAATTGGTATGACGCCGTCAAAGTAGGCATCCCGAGCAAAGAAGAATTGCTAGCTATTGCCGAAAATTTTGACGAAATAAATAGGGCGTTTGTTCGAGCAGGCAAAAAGCCCCTAAAAAAAGGCTGGTATTGGTCTTCCTCGGAGTACGGCGCCAAATGGGCGTGGTCTGCGAACCTTGATCGCAGCGGTTTGGGCTACGACGCTAAGGACTACAGTAACGGTTATGTTCTTCCGGTGCTAGCTTTGTGATTTTTTAACTATTTAACCAATTGGAGAAAAAAATGAAAATTCAGAGTTATGATTGTTAAGAAAGACGGACGTCCCATCGGCGTCCGTGCCGCTCAAATAAACGGCCGGGTTATCGTTTTAGCTCTCCGAGATGAGCCGTGCGAATACGAAGAATTTTGACAAGTACTTATTGTCATCGGCGGTATTGCAAGGTTTGATGAAGAGCTGGCGAAAGACGTGTTTGACGAGTTTGTTGCTTGCCTTGACAAAATGATATTTATGGATTGTGTTGATATGGCCGAGCGTAAGATTCCGATACTTTATGAACGCAGTTATGATGACGGATTCAGACACAAGGAGACAAAGCATTGACCACTGAGAAAGACATAGAGCGTATGCTAATATTACATGCAAGTCAGATTGGGTCTTGCGTGTTTTGTAATAACGTAGGTATGTACAAAGACCAGCGCGGCAATGTAATAAGATACGGACTTTGTAACGGCTCTTCGGACCTTATCGGTTGGACGCCAATAACAATCACCCCAGATATGGTTGGTAAACGTATAGCTGTATTTACCGCTGTTGAGGTGAAGAAAGACAAGCGCGGAAAATATCAGGCGACCAAAGAGCAAAAAGCATTTATTTCGGCAGTATTAAAAAATGGCGGGTATGCCGGAGTGGCTGATTGCAAACAAGACTTGGAGAATATTGTAAATGTGGATAGTAGAAATAATAAGGTGGTTTAATTCACTGTTTATAGAATCTTGGCGTGATAGAGAAGAAGAATGAGAGAAGAACTTAAAACAATGCAAGTTGGCGAAGAAAGGCACTATCCTAAAGAGATGTATAAGAAAATCAATGGAGCAAAAACATCTCTATACTGTAGAGGATATAGCTTTATTGTTCGGTCTAAAAAAGAATGGGATTATCTAGTTGTTATTCGCCTAGAATAAGTTATAATATACTTGCTTTTCGTCATAGGGCAGACCCTCAATCCAGAATGGTGCGAGGGTTTTTCAACTTGTAAGGATTTCTTACTTGTTCGACACCTGCAAATTTTTCAGTAGTCAACGTGTGCAAAATTTGCACAAGTTCAGTCTGTGTCATTTTGTCACCAACTCATCAAATTTTTCGAGCAGTTCGGTTTTTCCGAACAGTTGCTACGGACATTTGTGTCCTTACCATATTTCCCTCTTGGTAAAAATGGTTATCCTGCAAAAAATGTGATTGCAATCACATATTTCCTTGCCAAAAATGTGATTATCTACAATTTGCGTATCAAAAACAGCGAAAAGTTTTACGCAACTAAATTTGTGTATCGTGCATTATACAAAAAAAAACCGCCCACAAAGGAGAAAGCAGGTGGTTGTCTGTCCTAAAGATTGGGGACTATATAGGACAAAGGAGTCTTATAAAAAAAACAATGTTATTATACGCTATATTCTTACCTTATCAAGCCTTTTGCTAACCTGTCAGTAATTGCTTGCCGGACAGAATATCTGTCTTTGTTTCTGGTATGTGCTTTTTTATGATATATTCGCCATTTCTCGCAGTAAAGCATACCCCTTATTCGCTCCGCAACCTCTCTAAATTTATCGCATTTGTTTTCAGGCTGTCTTATGCAGTCTATCGCTATTTGGCTGTCTGTGATTATAAAAATAGGCTCGTTTTTAGGTGCGCCCTTTATATGCTGTAATGCGTGGTATATTGCCAACAACTCAGCTTGGTTGTTATCAGCGGCTTTGGTTTGTATTGAGAGCTTTGTTTCTTTTACACCGTTAGGGATAATTTCTCGGATTAGTATTCCAAGACCTGCTTCCTTTGTCCAGTTATTAAAGCTCGCATCAGTTCAAATTTGCATTGACACCCCCGTTTTCTTGGTGTAATATGTCTTCGTATTGGCGATAGCGATACTCCGAATATACATATATGCTAAGCCTGTGGGAGGTGCCGCAGGCTTTTTTATTTGCACAGGTCTAACTCTTGTTTAAGTTTATTAATTCTACCAATCCACTCCCAAGTATCTGGCAAATCACCAGCACTTTCAAGCTCTTTAGCAACTTTATCACCCGCTATAGGGTAAACAGGGCAATAGTGATTATAGTTTGTTGTTGAGCAAGCAAACAAAAACAAAAAACTAACCCATAGAAACAATTTCGTCAAAAGTCTTTCCACTTTTATACCTCCAAACGAATCTACTGTATTTAACACCCAAAATTTCAGCAACTTCGGACATACCTGTAAGTTTTCCTTGGAACATAATTTTTATATTGGTAGTTTTATTTCTTGCTTGCTGCTTGTAATCTACCCACCTGCAATTTTCAGGACAATAGTTTCCATTAACATCAATTCTATCAATAGTAAGTCCTTTTTTGTATCCATTGTTTTTAGCCCAAGAAAAGAATTTACTGAAATCATTCCTCCAATCGTTGCAGACAGAGATTCCTCTACCACCATAATTTTTATATTTATTATTGTTTTTGTTGTAACATCTTGATTTCATTGAAGACCAAACGCCATATAGTTTGCTTAATGACTTATTGTGTTTTGAATTTGAAATAGATACTCTTTCTTTCTGTAAGCATCCACAAGATAATGTGCATCCTCTTTTTAAATGGTCGGTTCTAACTTTTTTTATATTTCCACAATCACACCTACAAAGACACACACCTTTCCCTTTTACTAATTGTTCAACTACAACTAATCTTCCAAATTTTTTTCCTATTAAATTTTCCATTTTATTAGCCTTTATAAAATAGCCTATTAAACAAAATTAGCACAGGCGATAGGCTTTTCGCTTTTCGGGAGCTACCCTAGTGCTAATAAATTTATAGCATATTATTTTTCATAAGGTCAAGCAGTTGTTTTTTAGTGGCGTTAGGCTTAGCTTGAATATTTGCCGTTTCCCTTGCGACATATCTTATAACTTCTTTTTCTTTTGTTACATACTCAACCTTTGTGTCAGAACTTCCCACGCTATACCCAGCACAATAAGCTCCACCAACAACAAGGATAAAAACAACCAGACAAAACGCATACTTTACCATATCAAAAAACCAAAAATAAATCCGTAAACTATCTCGGCCAAGTTCTTTGGCTGTCCTATCCACTCCGGAGCTTGCCATAACTTCGGGAACTTATCAAACAGCCACCATGAACCATAATAAACCGGTGACGACATTAAGCCGATTATGATAAAGCTAAAGTCACACAAAACAATTGCCGGAACAATCATTGGCAGAGCGTATCTCAGCCACATGTACCACCAGTCATAGTATCCAGTGTATTTTACCTTGCCTAGCTTGTCATATACCCAATCAAGCGGTATTCTAAACCATCGGTCATAACTCTCGGCATTTTGTGTTGTACTACGTCCGCAATCCAATATTTCGCCGACCGCTCTACTCCAGAATTGAAACTGTACCCATAAAGCCAACCCAAGAGCCACCCACCACATTGTTTTATCATATAAGGCAAAAAATATACCAAAAATCATTACGGCAGTTTGTACACCACGACCGCCGAACTTATCATCAAATAATCCGCCATACCATCGGCGAAGAAAAGCCCAAATTACAGCATTCAACACACTCATTATACTAACCCCCTAAAAAATAGTTTACGCTCATCAGCACGACGATTAACAAGACCTTTTAGCTTCTTACCGCATGCTGTTTCCCAATCCCATTCTTTGTAAGCTGTTTTCCAATCCTCAGCGAGAATGGCTTTTTTACATTTTGACCTATCAAAAGCCGTCTGCCCGATGTTGTATATCAGACTGTAAAGTGCTTCTTTTTGATTGTGCAAATAAATATTGCCAGGTAATTTAATCTTTGTTGTGCAATACCACAAAAGCAATCCGTCTGCTACTTCTTGAGTTATTGTATCACCCTCTTTTACTTTAGAGCCGTCAGGATAAAAAGTCGTTCCCCAGCCAATAGTCCAAACTCCTGCAGGGCATTTGTAAGCCTTTAATTCGCAACCCTCATATTTTTTTATCAGTTCAAACATCACGCCCCCAATAACAAAATACAAGCGTTAAAAAATACAGAAAACCCCCTTGCCACACTTTCAGAGTGTTCGGGATAAAGTATACAGGCGGCAGAATACACAACCGATGCCAAAATCAGCATATATATAATCGTATATACGACAGCCTTTTTTTTACTTATCTTTACCATATTCTAATTCCGGCTCTTTTTCTTCGTGAGGATATTCATGTATCACCCTTGTTACTTTTTCATCATGTGCCATACCTTGCCTAATAATCTGAAGCTTAATCATGTCCAAATCGTTGTTGAGTTTGTTTAGTGCTGTATCAATTCTTGCCACATATGTTGCATAGTTCATCTCTAATGATGCTACTCTACTTTCTAATCTATCCACTCTTGGCGGTAATCCTTTAACATCATTCAAAAAAACTGCGATTGCGCCAATAACAGCACAACAAACAACAGCGGTTTTTATGATTGCTTCTATTGCACCGCTATTCTTGTTTATCTTTTCCAATAACATTTTTTCGCTCATGTCCTCACCAAAAAGAAACCCCTTTAACCATATTCAAACACAATTAAAGGGGTTTTGTCAATTTTATATTGCTCCGCTTGTCCTAATTGTTAATACCGTCATAGGATACTGAGCTGATTCTGTTTCGAGATAAGCACCGTTCTCAGAAGCTGTTTCAAATCCCCAACCAATTACATCACCATTAAGAACTTTCGCTTTCATCGTAGGAATAACTGCTTGAGGTTCGTGAGCAACTGTTGGCGTAAACTCAACTCGGCTGCCTTGTATCTCGTTACCGTTCTTGGTAAGGTAGAAATAAACAGGCTCATTAAGTTTATCTGTGTGCAGATTAACAACAGCATCTACTTCAATGTTTGCGCCATCGTAGAAAGTCCAGTCAGTTTGGTTACCATAATCATAACCTTCCTTTACTTTCCACGGAGTTAAATCTGCGGGAATATCACCCTTTTGCAACAGTCCGATAGGTAACGGTTTTGGCGTATTAGTACCGCTGAAACGATAACTCTCATAACCAGACGGTAACGGATTGTATGTCTTAACAACATCATTCTTCCAATACATCTGCTTTTCATCAATAGTTTCAAACCCTTTGATGATATACTCATAACTCGGATTATCCATACTGATAACAAACTTATCAATCTCAATAAGCACAGGGTTTTGAGCTTCTGTCGGAGAAACAATAAAAGCAATATTGTTAGCATCGTCAGGAACAACAAACTGCTTAGATGTTGCTACTTTTGTTTGGCTCTCAGCTACAAATTCTTTGTCAACAGATTCCCAATTTGCCTCAAACACATCAGCAGCATTTACATTGTCTGTAATAATCTTTGTTGTGTACTGGTCTGGGTTGCCTGTCCACTTAACCATTTGATAATTAACAGCACCCTCAGGCGAACGAGTAGAACACTCAAGCGTAACACTCTTACCACGCATCAGCTTAGTAATCTCAGCAGGAACAATAAAGCCCCAGTTAAAGAAACATAAGTCAGCATCCGTAGAAGAGAATACCAGCTTGCCACCAGATACTTCAAAGCTCATCTTATATTTGTTGTAGAAATGGGAACCATCTGCATCTGTTTCGCCTTGCTCAGCTTCACCAACGCTCTTGGCGATATCTGTATGTAGCAAATAAGCTGCGTTATAAATCTCGCCAAGATAGTGTTTAGAGATAAGCAAGTTCTCGCCAGTATCCAACTCATATTTCATCAACGCATCAGACACACTATCGCCAGTAAGCGCAACAATAACCAAGCAGCTATTGCCGTCTGTATAATCATTAAGCATAAGCGTTTCTGTTTTCGGGAAGTTATCAATAATCTTAGCTTGTAAGTATTGTAAAGCCTTTGCTTTGATAACACCAGAAACACGCAGATTGCCTAACTTATCACCTTGATTATATGTTTTGTAGACTGATAACGGATTGCCATCCATATCAAGAGCAGGCAAACCAGTCGACTTATCAAACAAAGCAACTTGAATAAATCCGGCAGCAGGTGCGTTACCTCTAAAAGACGGTCTAAAGATAACAAGATAAGGTTGTCCACCAGTTACATTAGGGTCTTTATTATCATATTCTTGAATGCCGTAAGACTTCTCAGCCTTTCTTAAATCCATCATATTTGTACGAATTGCTGAGATGACATTATCAAACCAGATAACTCCTCGATGAATAGCAGATGAACCTCTACCTACAACTTCCTCAGGCACAGACAAACTCGCATACAATGATGGCGGTCTGTTATCGTTATCCTGCACTTCCAAAACAACGCCATTCTTGTCAGGGTCTGTATAACCTGTAAATCCTTTACCAAACTTGATGTTGGTAGCATTGTTTCTACTAGCAGACGGATTAACTTCTACCTCAATATTGATGCCATCTTCAATTTCTAATGGTGCTGTGTAAATATCCCAAGATTTTTTAGAAACGTCTGCAATAAATTCGATAACGCCTTTACTTTGGAGAGTATAAGGACTACCAACTCCATCAATAAACTCGTTATTTACTGAGTCAATGTTTACAGCATCTCCAGACACATTATCTATTTTAACAATCTGTGTTTTAGTTATAGCAGGTAAGATTACTTTAACACCAGTAGTAGGGCGAATTAAAGAAATGTCAGCATCACTAACAATTAAATCATCAGTACCGCTACTTTCTTTATAGTCATATGTAGTGTTTTTGATTACCTTGCCAGATTGCTTAAATAATTCATACTCTCTACTCACCTTATGTTTGAAGTCATCAAGCGTCATACCAGTTTGTGTAGACTTCTTGTTGTCAAAACCAATCTGAGCCTTAGCGTCAATATAGTCTTGAAGAGATGCTACGCCTTGCTGATAAGATGCAAACACAGGGTCAGAACCAGAAGCGTACAGAGCTGCACGAGTTGCTGAGATTTCAGCGTCAGTCGGTGGAAGTGGTGGAGTATAATCATCAACCCAAGTGGCTGTTATTTCCGTATCTGTTTCAGTCCAAACCTTACGAGGTTTTTTCATTCCTGACGGAGCAGAACTATCATAAACAATTTTATATCCATCTTGAATTAACATCGCTGAGTTTCCAGCAAGGTTATAATTGAATATATCCTTTTTATCCTTTTTTAGATAATAAGGTGCATATTCAAGATTACCGTTAATTAACTTTGCAAACATTTTTTTCTCCTAATAAAAACCTGTAAATTTGATAAGACACTCTCCATATCCACCATTTCCACCAATTCCACCAATACTTGATGTTCCACCACCACCTGCGCCCCGTGCAGTAGCTGCACCACCGCCACTTTGGCCACCTCCATCATTAGTCAAAACGCTGTTTCCACCAATTTGTTTTGTGCCTGACTTACCATTTGATTTCACACTATAAGACGTTATGTAAAAAATTTTGTTGAGATTGCTGTTGTCAATTGTAATTGTACCTCCCAAACCACCAATATCAGGAATGCCCCCTTGATTAGTAAAACCGGCCTTACCACCACCAAGATTTATAATATTTGAAATAAATGTTGCTGTTCCATCCGTTGCTGAATTCCCTGCTTTACCCGCAGTTACAGTTACCACCACTTTTTTCAATATCTTGATATATCCTTTAAATCCGGCACCACTTCCCGCGCCAATACCATGTCCATACGGATAAGCATAATTACCGCCACCGCCACCTGCCCCTTGAGCTCTGATATAATAAACACCTGGATACAAGTGTACAGTAGCTGTCTGTCCATTACTAATATTGCAAAGAACCTCACCTATTTTATAAGGACCAATCATTGTGCCCAAAGGAAATAAACTGCACGGTATTGTCATGCTTCAACTCCGGCATCAGATATCTCTAATCGTGTCCATCCATGAGCTACTCTTGCTACTAACCAATGTTCACGGGGTGTTGAAAAGTCTGGAATAATTCCATTAATATATTTTAACCCATCAGACAGATTTGTACTAAAAGATATTGTCTTCAAACCATTAGGAAACCATACATATAATTGGACAGTATAAAAATGCTTTGGAAAAGTTAGTTGAGAAGTATCAATCGTGATACTTGTATTGTTGTTAATTTTCAAACTAACAATCTCATCCGTGTCTTGAAGAATAACTGTCGTTTCTCCAGAGCAGTCAACCCACCTGACGTTTTCATAAGCAATTTTCTTGAGTGTGCTGCCTTCAACAGATGCAGCACTTTTTGCAGCTTCCTCTGCCCAATGTTTAGATGAGCCTTCTGGACGTTCTCCTTGTGTGCCGATAGCCCACTTGCGAGCCTCTTCTACGCTAGCATCAATTTGCAATTGTTTTTCGGCAGCGTTTTGATTAAAGTCATTTGTTTTTTCAATAGCATTGGCGTCGAAATCATCGGCAATTCCTTGCGCTCTATCAGCTTGACTCTTTGCTCCGTCTTCGCTTGCCTTAGCATTGCTTGCATATCCTTGCGCTTCATCTCTTGCAGCCTCTGCTTCGTCACGGTACTGCTTTGTCACCTCTTCCAAATGGTCAACGTCAACGGTAGAGTTCTTAAATCCATCCTCACCATCATTCCAAATTAATGCTTTGCCAGCATTCGGCATAGGTAATGTAATATTTAAGTTGTAGATAGGGTCAACCTTAGGGCAACGTCCAAGCTCTTCTTTTAACTGTTGAGCGAGCATCGTCGACTTATCAAAACTAGTCTCGGTAGACTTGGCTGGGAAGTCGCCACCTTCTCTATATTTATTGTCCTGAACATAATCAACGATTCGGCGCACAAGCATCTTCTTGGTGGAATCAATCTGATAACCATCGACAACCTTAACATTGCTATTTTCAATAACAAACTGAGTGGAATACACCCAATCCTCGACAAAAGAATCGTCAAGGTTATATATGCTGACGAAGATGTCCAAATTGTCTATAAACTCAAATGATATCGGATACAATACCTGAGAAGAATCACCAATATATGTGATTTTGTTTTTTTCGCTTAAAACAGTCATTACTCATCACTCCAACCAATAAGAACATTACGTAAAACCCAATCTAAGTATATTGTATTTTGCATAGGAATCAAGGACTTTAATTTATACATAGAAGAATCGGATATGTTTCCAGTGCTTACATCGCCGATGAACCCAGCCAAATTGTTTATTTTTCCAACAGATGGTCCAAGTTGCTGTAACAGTATTCTATCACTTTCAAACTTAGACATACTTTCTTGCCCCATAAAGCCACCAGTTGCAGCAAAAAGAATCCTATCAAAGCCTCCTCTAGTCATAGCATTAACAATGCTGTATGGTAACTCAGTCCATCCGGTAATACCAGAAGCAGACAATCCTTCCGTTATGTAATCACCAGCAGCTCTATCATCTTTACCATTAAGTGCATCCTTAGCAACAACAGAAAGAATACCTAGAGTCATAGACGTCATTAGAGCAACAGCCGTATTGTAATCTCTTGCGTTTTGCAGAGCAGGAACAAGTGTCCTAACCGTTGATGACATAATAAACTGCTTAAATTGAAATACTGTCGATAATATTGGGTCATCAAAAACTCTAGCTCTCTCCGCTCCAGGTGTGACAACAGCCGTATCCATTATTTTGTTTATACCTAAAACAAACTTTCTCGAAAGCTCTTTGTTTTCCCACATTACAGAGTTAGCGTACTTCTGGCTCCCAGAAGTGTTTCCGTGTCTATTCATGTTTTCAAAAATAGACAACAACTCATCATCGCTAAATCCATAAAGATTTGCCCAGCCTCTCTCTGACTTCGTCAATGCTTTCCCTTCATTCAACTTACCAGATATTGAATATATCTTATTCATATAAGCCATTCCGGCCACGGACTTTATCATTGTATTCCATCTAGAAAGAAGATTGGCGTGCATGTAGACGTCAACATAAGCTCGCGACTTCTTCATCAAGCTTGTTTCAAATGGATTGCTTGACGCCATCTCAGCAAAGCTTAGCTGTCTAAAGTTTGAGTGCAACTCAGATATCGCATGAGACAGCTCTGGAACTTCTGAAAGCTTTTTAGCCAAATTAGCATTAAATGTATTTTTAAGAACTTTTAGAGCAGGCAATGCGGACTGTACATCTGTCTTCATAACAGTTCCGGAAATATCGGGTATTGATGAAAAAACAACTTTACCTAACGATGTTGAAACATTGTACAGTTTCATTATTTCGGTTGCTTGCATTAGGCCTTTGCTGTATTTGCGCTTCGCGTATTCAGTTCCCCTCATTCTGTCAACTGACAACGTTAAGAAATCTAAGTCTTTTTCTCTCTCTTTGTCTAGTTTCATTATGCGCTTATTGATTGCTTCTGAGTTTTCAGGCTCAAGCTTCCTTTGTTTCTCAAGTTTTGACCTGATAATATCATACTCTTGTACAATATTATCAATCTCATTTTTCAGTCCAACAGAACCAAACTTCTCAATAAGATTCAAGTCAACCATCTCTTTTCTTAGTGGAGACAATAATTTGCTTATATCCTTAACAAGATAGTTTTCAAGCATACTTACATCACCGGTAAAGAAATCTCTACCAAGCAAAGAGCCTCTGTCATCTATTCTTACGCCATCAAGAGATACGGTAACGTCTCTGACGCCAAGAACATCGTCAACCATTTCAAGGGCGTACTGTTGAAAATCCTCGTCTTGAAGGCGGACGAGTTTGTCTTGCCATTCAATATCTCTCTTTAGCTTGTTGAGCCTAGACTTGTTCTTCTTCATCTCCTCTTTATTTATGTTCCTCAATCTGCGATTTGATTGAAGCTGATCGTCAATAGTAACAAGCTCATCTTTTTTGCGATTCAACTCTTCCTTTATATAATTGAATCTCTCTTCCATTTTGTTTATCTTTGCTTGTTGTTCTTTAGTAGCCTTGCTAAGCTCAGACATCCTCGCCTTGTTAACATATTGTTTGTGGAGGTAACCTTTATTGCCAATATCAGACAATACATTATTTATTTCCTCGGCAGACATACGAGAGTAATCATATCCAAGTCTACTTAGCACATCTCTCATTTGGTCAATTTCATATTCACGACGAAGGTAGCGCTCCCCCTCTTGGTCATATCTTTTATTGATACCATTAAAGTCATCCACCAAGTCCACAACAACATCGTCAACATATGGACGCTCTTTATACCAACCATCCTGCCATAAACGCTCTCCCAGCTCATCAATAGTTAGTACGTCATGTTGGTCAAGTTTTCTTCCTTTATAATTTTGCAAAGACAAGCCAAAATCCTTGCCCAAAAGGTTGTTTGGGTCGTCAATCAATAGCAACGATTCGCTTAATTGCTCGGTGAGGCTTTTGGGTTTCAATTCTGACGGTAGCCCCCTTTTAATTTGCTTTGCGAAATCCATATTTACGGACACATCGATATCTTTATCAAGATAGAAAAGTCTGTCTTTTTTATTAGAAACACCCCTTATTTCCTTATCAAGGGCTATTTCAAGCTCATGTAACTGACCTTCCTTTGTCCTTATGTCATTCTGTATATAATATTTTTTTCGGTTGAGCTCCTTTATTACCGGCGCTAATTCCTTGTTTTCAATGTCATATTTTTCATTATTTGCCTCAAGAGATTCTATCTCTTTATACTTGTTATCAACCTCACCACTTTCCTTTAGCGTATCAGAATATGCTTTCATTTTCTGAGACACAGCAGTAACAAATCCGTCCTTATCAGCTATAACCTTATCTTTGTCTATCATGAAAGGTACCCAGTTATCATCAACGGCCTTGACATCAACAAGTCCTTTTTCGTGAAGCTCATTTATTCTTTTTTTCTGTTCGTTTGCTATTTTTCTAAACTCATTAGCACAACTTACTATGTATTTATTATCAGAATGCGAACCCTTAACAATATTATCACGGACAGCCTCAAAAAATTCAGTCTGAGACATTTTACCTTCAACTTTAGAGCCGAATGGATTTAACAGCTTCACATCCTCAATGATACCAACATCCTCTTTGTCGAAATAATATTTATTATAGTTGTCGGCAAAATTTCTATTCAAAAAAGATAGACGTGTGTTTGTCTCTTTATTCAGTGATTCCACATTGAATGCATCCTGAATGTTCTTTGTGAAATATGGTATTTCAAAAAGTTTTGCTGAAACTTCTCGAGCCTTTCTTGATACTGATGTTGTAAGATGAGCGACAGGATTCCAATTCCTGTCTATGTCTACAATAGCTTTTGCCGCCTTATTGTCAAAATCAATATCTGTCTCAATATCTCTAACATAAGCAGCACCAACGGTAGATTCACCTGCCTCTACATCATCGAGTTTCTGAGATACCGTCTTGCTATTAAAATCAGATATGTAATCGCCCTTCTTTACCTGAAAGTCATCACTAAAAGCATTCTTTCGGTACATGTCAATCTGAGCTTTTGCTGACAACTTATTTAATGTTCCACCTATTCCACCCAAAGCACCAGAAAAAACTGTTCCTATTAAAACATTCTGAGCATATTCTTCATCGCTATAATTGTACGACATTTCCTTAATCAGAAACTCATTAACAGCGTTTGTAACACCACCAACAGATGAACCCGCCACAACACCCTTAACGAATCCTTGAGCTTTCGCTATTGATCCACCAACCGGAATTAAGTTTACAGGGTCAAGAAAACCAGTTAATAAATTATTGGTAAAATTAACACCCACAGGAACGGAAGACATAGCCGAATAATTTTTATTTTCAAAATCTATTCTTTTTTTTGTTCTAATAACATCACCAATGGTGTCACAATCCTTAAACTCAAGAGCGTAATCCTCGTACCCTTCAATGTAATTATAAGGATTAAAGTTTGGGTCTTTAGCCTCACCCTTTAGTATCATTGATATGTCTTCAATTATCTCTTCCCCATTTTGATATGCAGTAACAGCAAACTTTGATGTTACCATGTTTTCATAAGCAGAAGCCCAAAATGCGTCGCTATACCTGTTTGCTGCTTCCCAAATAGTTTCTTTGCTATGGTCAGGAGATACCTCACCATAAATCTGAGAGTTAGAGACAGAAACATTAGGAGAAAAAGAAGTGTTATTTCCGCTAACAATAGACATTAGTTTTTACCCTCTTTAGTTTTTTCCAAATATTTAACAACATTAGGTCGCCAATAAATTAAATTATTTTCTCCATCGACTAGTGGAACACCGCGATAAGATACTAAATACACAGGCTTGCCATCTACAAAATTTTTATTTGTGTTTGTTATTGTTATATTTTCATATTCCGCGTCGGGCAAAATTTCTCTAACAGAAGAAAGCAAATCTCTTGCTAATACATTCTGTCGCTCAGACGCAGAGCCTTTTAAGCTCCGACCATAAACTTGCATTGGACCTTGAAAAATAGGAACTCTCTTAGCTCTTATGGTTTTGGAGAATTTGTCATCACTAAGAGAAATATCCCCAGCATCAAATTCAAAAATCCCAGCCTTGCCGGTACCGATTCCGTTAATTTCATAATTAGTGTTTATATAGTCTTCCCCCATTTTCCTCGCTAAATCAGCATCGCCTGTTTGTATATACCACTTCTGATATATATCACTAAAAACAGAGTAGGCGGCTGGATCATTAACATCTAAGCTACCCTTTACATCTCCCTTTTTGAACATATCCTTGTACTTAGATTCCCTCGCCTTCACTTGCATCTCTGTGGGGTCAACTCTAACATTGTCAACAATATCTTTTGCGGAATATCCAGAGTTCATAGCAAGGCCAATGATATATAATTTATCTTGCTCCCAGTCTTCCAAATTTGTTTCCAATCTTCCGTTAATCATTTTCATTTCATAAAATGACTGCCCTGCCTGAGCAACAGTTCCGTAATCATTGCTATTCATCATAGACCGAAGAGTTGAACCAAATTTATCCGGCACAAATCCTCCAGACTTACCAAGTATATCATCAGCAATTTTCTTAACGGAACTAAAGTCAGAAGAACTATCTCCGAGCTCTCTAACTTTCGTATCAAAGAGCATATTTAAACCTTTTTTATCGTCCTTATTGGTTATGTCGATTTTACCTTCGTTAAGACGAATTGATGTATCCTGAACAAAAAAACCATCTTTTTTCAGTTTATCAAATTGAGTGTTCAACGCATTGAACAGTTTCGGATCGGATACATACTTTGGTAACAAAGACTGAATGTCTACCTCATCATATCTGCCCTCCATAATGTTGGTCATGTCGGACACAAATTCCTCATTAAGAGCTTCCGCTTTCCGTATCTTCAGCTCTCTCTCATTTTGTTCTATTTTCGTATTCGCACTAGATAATGCAGCGGCCTTCTGCTGAGAAGTTATATCTCTGTCATATAATCCGCTATTTAAATTATAAAGAAGTGCATTTGCATCCAACTCTGTTAGCGCCTTAATTTCAGAAAGAGCGTACTTAGAGCGAGCCTCTTTTTTTAACTCATCCTTAACGCTGTCGGCAATATCCAAGTCATCAATCAAATCATCAGTATCATCAGTTATCTTTTGACGCTGAGTGAAGTCGCTAAGAATTGAGTTTGCATTATATTCAAGAGTCTCGTTAACACCATTAACCATCTTTTTAGACAGAGCATCAGCCTCATAAAGAGATGACTTTGTTAACACATCATACTTCACTCCGGCAAACTGAGCTGAGAACTTATCTCTTTGGCTGTAAGGTACGCGACTCATTATTTCAGACTCATAGTCAATCATCTGCTGTTCAACCATGGTAGAAAAACCTTCTGCATCAAGACCCTTTTCTTTTTGAAGGTCATTAAGTCTTATGTTCCATGTCGAACGAGCTTCAGCGAGCAGTTTACTCGCCTCTACAGCGTCTCTCTGATCTACAAATTTCTGTAGCGTGTTTATTCCCTTTCTGAGACCAGCGTATCTGTCTTCAATAGGTTCTAATCTAACTTGTCCAATACTACCCTGACTTAAACCATAATAAGGTATTTTCGCCATATCCTAACTCCTAACCCAAAGAAGAAAATGTTTGTCCGCCGACCTGCGAAGCCATACCGGCAAAAGCTAAACTAGCGCCACCAGTAAAAGGTGCGGCGGCAACTGAAGCAATAGTTCCTATAGCTGAACCTATTTTTCCTAATCCTGCGGCACCCTTTGCCTTTTTTGCTTTTTTATACTGATTATAGGCTGCAAGCATCTGCATATAATACTCTTGGCGCAACTGGTAAGAATCCAACGCCGCGTTGAAAGCAGACTCCTGCAACAAATCCAATCCAGAACCAACATTTCCAGCCCTAGCAACAATTCCACCAAGTGTTTTGTGGGTGTCTTGTCTTAACCTCAAGTCATTAATTCTATAGTTCTCTGATATGGCAAGCATATTCAATCCGGCCATTTTCATTTGCTGTTTCGCTTGCTTATACATTGAATTGTAAGACATGAAGTTAGCGCCAGCTTGGGCGAGACTAAGAGCTGCGTTTGCGGCACCCATAGCCTCTGACGTTCCAGTGGATCCTGTTTTTGACCAATCTGTACTTCCGCTTCCTATCGATGTCTTTGAACCAACAGTGCTTGAAGAAGTAAAACCACCCCTCTCCATAACGGCAGTACTATTTCCAAACCAACCAAACATTAAGAGTTCTCCAAGTCAAACGTTACACTAGTTAAGCAAAAAGGTAGCCCCTGAGTTTGTCTTATATAAATAGTGCCATGCTCATCGCATAGTGTTCTCAGGTCGATATCCTTTACCCCAGTAAATAAAGGAACATTTGTATCTAGATTAACAGACGAATTGAAAAATAGAATAGGATAATATTTATCTCCACCATCTATATTGTACTCTCCACCCAAGCTATCTAATAAGCCTATCTTTATGCCAGACACGCTCTTTTTTCTATGAAGCGTAGTTCCATTGGTAAATCCATAGTTTTTATCTATTGTTGACATCTCAAAAGTCTCAATAATACCAACAACAACATCGCTTACAATAACTCCGTCCGCCAAGGTTATCTTACCATCAGAAACAACATATGAACCAAGATAATTGCCATTGCCCAAAACAGACACTTCTCTTCCATCTATACGTTCAAGCCCTGTTAACTCATTAGCACCATCAGGATAATTCTGTATAATGGCGCAATCACAATAAACGAGCTTGTTTCTGTCTGTATAAAACATCTCTTCCCAAGACGGAACATACTCTATATAGCGCTTAGCCTCTCCGTTTATAATCCTCTTTACAGATAACCATATGTCCTCGCTTGAGCCGTCGATAGATGGTATAACAGTAAAACTCTCCACTTCATCTCCAAAGTCTTGCTCAATCCACGCATATACCGACTGATTCTTGTCGTAATTTAATGTAAATATTTTTCCTTGGTTATCCAAACACCATATGCAACTTATCGGATCCTGCTGATACTCAATATACTTAATTCCGTTCTTCATATAATCGCGGTTAAACAAAGACAGCTCCGGAGCATTGTATCCATCTTCAGTAAAGCTGTATTGAATATCCATAAGTTTTTTACCTGAACGTTGGACATATACGACACTTGGACCTGTTACTATTGGCTTAACACCAGCGGCGCCCTGAGAGTTTTTTAATGCCGCAAAAGATGATTGGTCAACAAAGCCGCCTGATGCGCCTACAATCCATATTCCTCCAGACGTACCAATATCAAGACCCTTATCGCTACCGGCTATAAACTGAATATCGCTAACTCCACTTGCTGAAAGATTTATTGAAACAGCATTATTTTCAGCTATAGCTGTAGTGCCTATATCAGCAGGAGCAAAATTGAAAAAGTCGCCTGTCTTTGACGCCACAACAAGAGCGGGATTTTCTTTGAATCCCCCTAGCCACAATCTATTTGCATACAAACATATTGTCGAAGGCCTATTTTGTGTCTTGCTAAATACGCCTTTTTTCCATAGCTTTGTTTGATACGGAGATACCGGCATTTCACCTTCTTTTACCGTTATCTTAATTTGTCTAGCGTTAACATATTTAGTACAAACACCCCATGACCATCCTTCTCCAGAACGCAAACGCCAATGACGACCCACATCATCCGCAGAAAATAAATCCGTTGTTGAATTAAGATTCACCTCTCCGTTTTTTCCACTGCAATACAGTTCAGTGTCAGTGGTATTTGTGTCCATATATGGGCCATCATAAAATTCAATATCCTTCAATTTCCAGCTCGTATCATTTGTACGCTTTAATTGCTGAGGATATATTTGCGTCGACACCATAAGCAACAAATCGGAAAGCTGAGCAGTATAAATATCCTCATACATTTCCTCCGTAAATGTGGTGTCAATACTATAATCTAAATATTTTCTATTCTTGAAAAATCTTATTTTATTCGGCGTGAACTCTAATAAATATTTCACATCTTTTGAAAATCTAAAAGACATCAAACGCGCCTTTGCGTTGTTTAACACATCAGCAACAAAAATTGAACCGGGGCGCTTAAATAACGGACCCTCAGTTAAAGGAAAAGCATTTTTGCCTGACTTTATAGCATTTTCATATGTCGGTAAATCATATCTGTCTAACAGCAATCTGCCAAAAACACCGCCATTAAAGTTGTTTTGAGCAACATGAAATTTAGCCATTAAACCCTCCGAATAGATACCCAGTTATCCTCTGGTAAAAACTCATCATCTCCCTGCATTGACTCTCTATTTGCAGAGTTGTTGATTCTATCAATCTCTTGCTGATAAAGCTCAAGAGTAAATGCTCTGTCATCTTTAATGTATGGACACAATTCATATGCCAGCCTAACACTAAGCAAATCCTTAAAAAGAGGAGAGTAAGTTGTTGGGTCATAATTTTTGAAAATATAAGTTATTGCACAAGAATCTGAATCCGTGAGTAGATACTCACCCATAAGCTTGTATTTTGTGCTTTCTCTTAACCCAACTAACCTAATAAAATCAGACGGAAGCTTAAATGCATTTTTATAACCAAAAAGTACAGTTGTGTCAACTTTAGCAAGCTGAATTTGCTTCAAGGCAAACGAAAAGTCGTACTGCGATAATAGATAATCAACGCAATCATTGTAAATATTACGTATTGTTTCCGCCCTAACAGATTCCTCATCTGGTGACGAAATAGCGTTAACCCCTAATCTAAGCAAACCTTTGTTTGCAATATTAATGTCAATACTCATATTTACCTACGCCTATAAAAGAATATAGGACTCCCCTCAAATAAGAAGAGAGTCCCATTAAATTAGTCTGCCAGATAAGCAATGTAGCCTTTAAGAGTTGCGTTTGCCGGTAAGGTACCTTTAGCAAACACAGTGACGCTTCCTTGAGAAGCAACATCGATGTAACCTTCACCCATGGCAACAGAAGTTTCTGTTGACGTGGCCAATGCAGCCCCAATAGCATCTTCATCCTCAGCTACCGTTGCACCTTCAACATTCTTGTATGCTCTCAAACCAACGTTCAAAGTAGCATCCAATGCAGAAGTGGTGATACGAGACAAAGCCAGAATAATGCGGCAGTTAGCCGGAAGCACAACCAAATCAGCTGTAGAACCAGCAGCACCAGTCTCACCACCTTGGTTAAAATCAAAGCAAGCTAAACGAACTTTAGCGTTATCAGCACTTGCTGCAATTTTTCCCATATCATTCATTTTAATCTGTTCAGATTTCAAATTTGTAACAGCCATGTTCAAATCCTTCCAAATTAAGCAGTTTTCTTACATTTAATACGAACTACGCCGTCTTCATCCAAACGAGTAGCACCAACAGAGCCTTCGATGTAAATCTGGTTTGCATAAGACTTATCAGAACGCTCACCAACACGAACCTTCTTCAGTCCCGGAGTACCGATAAACATTGCGCGTTTAACATACAACGGAACGAAGGTATCAGTATTATCGCTGTCCAAACCTTGATATTCAACAAAGTTTACGCCCAAGAACGGAACTAAAATACCGCTCGGCAAAGTCTTGGTGTTTGCATATTCGATGTTGGTATATTTCAACTCACCCATCAAATCACGCCACTGCTTAGCAGTAACGGCACAAGTAACCATGTCTTCGGGCTGCAAATAATCACTAGCCTTCAAGATTTCCATACCGGCAAGGATTTTTTCAATATTCAATCCTTCAGTATCACCAACGCTGTTAAAAACTTCGTTCTCGGCTTTGAACTTTTTAACGGCATCGCCGTCTTCACCAACAATAGCATCGCTAAAGAAGGCATTCTTAACAGCTTCGTCCATCTTACGAGCCCAAGCCATAGACAACGTTTGAGTTGCTGCTGACTGAGGATCCTGAAGAGAACGCTTAACATCAGACTCATCAATACCGATAGCCTTATTAAAGTCTTTGAAACGATACCAACGGTTTTCAGACTGCATTTCAGTCAGGTTGGTGTCTTGAAAACGAGTGGTTTTCTCATCCAAAGATGTCGGGAACCACTGTTGCTCAACTTTGTGCAATTTACCACCGGCTTCCATAGAAGAGTCAGAGAGAACCGAATTGAACAAACGGCTGTTCATCTGCTGAGCTTTGAAAGCCAGATTTTTTGCATACGTATAAATGTAGGTTTCTTCTACATTTCCGCCAAAATCTGCCATTTTAATTCTCCATTAAAGTTAAAAAAAACTATTTTGTTCGGCTTATCTCTAACGAGGGCCATAGAAAACCAGGGGCTTACGCTTGTCCTTTGTCAATAGTAAACACCTTTTTATCTTGTTTTGCAACAGTTTTTTCTTCTGTTTCAGCAATAAAGCCTAATTTAATGGCGGCATTTTTGATTTTGTTGAAATTGTGGGGGATTCTATCCATGTCTCCACCCTTCATTATGATTGTTTGAGCAACCATCTTAAACAAATCATATTCAACCTGATCATTAACTTTCATTATCTCGCTCCTGAAATTTTATTGTTCAAATCATTAACCTTTGCCAAAGCATTGGTGTCGCCGGACATGTATTTTGTCATAAATTCTCTATCTGAGAATAATTTATCCAGTTCCAGCTTGTAGCTCTCAGATGTCTTTGTTACGCTATCATTAGCGCTGCTCACAAGATTTCCTTCCTGTAAATGCTTGCCGATAGTGCCAAACAAATCATAAAAGCGCTTAATACCAATACCGTTTTCCAGACCAAGGCGCTCTTCCTCAGTAATTCCATACATACGCAGAGCTCTATCTGTGCTGTCTTTAATACCGGCAAAGTCTTTACCTTTTTCTGCTGCGTATTGATTCAACTCTTGCTTCTTTGCATCAATAAATGCCTTGCGGTTCATCTCCACCATCTCAGCATCTTTTTCAATAAAAGCACCAACAAAATCATTAAACTGCGATTGTGTCATCTTACTCTTAAAGGCTACATCTCTAAGAGCCTCAACGGCTGTTGCTTTTTCTTTATCGTCGCCAACATCGTAAGAATAATTTTCCTTGGCTTCAGGATAACCCATCCTTTTCAATAGCGCGTTGTAACCTTCTGCGTCTCCTTCCTTAGGAAATTCAACAATATCTTTACTTCCGCCCATCATCTTTTCAAGAATGCGATATGCTTTTAACGATTGCACCGCATAATTCTCTTCTGTCCAGCCCTTCTTTTCAAGATAAGCCTTGTCTTCAGCCGTGAAACCGTCAAAAATACTCTTCGGCGCAGGCTGAGTTGCCTGAGTGCTTGCTTGCTGTTCCGTGCTTTCCGGAGCAACATCCGCACCAGACTCAGTTGTCTTTGCTTCTTCAGTCATTCATTTTCCTCTTCTAAATATTGATAAAAATTACTTGGTAACTCCCCACACATCATAAGAAACTGCTTGCCAAAATCGTGGAGAGCAACAGTTCTGGCAAGCTCTAACTCATTCCCTACAAACCCTTCGTTGTCAATGCCGCAAGCTCCTATTACCCAAGCTATAATACGGCGACCACCTTCCGTTTCTTTTAATCGTAAAAACGCCTCTTGTGTCTTCTCATCGTAACCAGACATTCTATAATCCCTTTTCTTGAGCTATAGCCAAGTCTTTTCTAGCAGAAGCCATCTCGGCTATCTGGGCAGCCTGAGCCTCGGCTTGAGCAGCTTGAGCTCTCTGTTGACGGATAGCATTGATTTGCTCATCACTACGAATAATCTCAATCGGAGCATTATTGATTCTGCTGGATATTTTAGCAATCTCCTCAAAGTTGAACACATCAAGCACACCTTGGTCAATCTGAGCATAAGGTAATACCTGCTGTAACGTGAGGTTAATACCGGAAAGTTTTTCGTTATCCTGACCTCTAGTCATCGGAGCATCAAAGATAATTCTATACTCGCCTCTCGCCTCAATTAGCTCGTCAGGCATTGGCGGTAATAATCCTTGGCGAGAAAGAATATCAATCTCTCGCTCAATCATCATGGTAAAGCCTTCATCCTGCAATAACGCCAAAGCAGGTGAAATTAAAATACTCTTCTCTCTGGCCTTCTCAATCACTTCTGTCGCAGTCATTTGTGGATTTTCTCTAAGCAGTTGCATCAAGTCAACCAAGAAAGCACTATCAATAGCCGCCCCAATTCTGTCGCTATATTCAATAGCAATAGGCAAATTACCGGCAGGACTGAATGTTTGCACAACCGCCTTACCTTCTCTGTTTACACCACCTCTGATTACAGCGTTTGGTTTAATGGCCATTTTTCTAAATTGGTTATCACTCGGAACCAACACAGCCGGCTCGGTAATATTGTGGGCTTGCTTAATGTTTGCCTTTTCCATCTGATTAAGCATCTTAATTGCTGGCAAACTTAACGTTCCAGGTCCATCAGCATACGGGCTGTTCTCGCTCGGCAAGTATCTAAATACCGCATACGGAAATGTGTAATATCCACCATCCTCAAGAATCAACTTCTCTTTATCATAATCAATATACACACTGCGGAATCTCTTACTTAACGGATTGTAAGGAACATACTCGTCATTGCTAAATACATAATGAAGAATTGTTACTTCATCGTCATCATTAATTCCAGCCACCTCGTACCCAAGCATACTCTTTGCTTGGCGCTTATTTAATTTAAACTTACGGAAAGCACTATCAATCTGCTTGTCCTCATTTTCCATGAGGTAGCACTCACTTAACGATATATTAATGTATTTACAGCCTACACCATTATCCTTTATGTACATAATGCCGTTACCGAAAGCGCCTACGCTAAGATATGTCGCAAGCATGTTGCGCTTAAAAGAGCCAGCCGGTGAGTATCTCAATCTAAAAATAATATCGTTAACCTGCTGAAAGAACTCTGTAACCCTACGACTTTTATTGAGCATAGCGTTGTCTGTGGCAAAATAATGCCACTTCTGATTATCAGGCGTAAGCAACCCGTACAATATACTCGCGAAACGTTGATTGGCTGTTCTCGGCTTATCCGTAAATACGTTTTCAGCCGTCAGCTGAGACGGCGGATTTTCACCTTTGTTATAGTTGCTGTAGAAAACAGCACTACCCTGAAACATAAAAACAGCGCACTGTTGCCATATCGGATCATACTGCGCTCTTACATTCTCGACCTTGCGAAACTTATCTATTGTATATTTAACATCAATATCGGCCATTATTTCAATCCTCCAAATAATGAAGCCCTTCCCATGCTAGCCAATCTCTTACCTAACAATTTTTCCTCTGCGGCCACAGCCCTTGCTTGCGTATCATCACTCATAGCTGTTGAATAATTTTCTGTCTTAACAGCACTGCTAACCGCATCAAACTCTTTTTCTTGCAACTCTCTGTCTTTGTTGTAATTAGACACATCTGCTTTGTAAGTATTATACTGATTCCTCCAAACGTTATTAACCATACCCCAAAACTTCATTGCGGATTTATTCAACCCTTTGCTTGCGTAATATTCGTCTATATTCTTGTAGTAAGCGTCAGCCATTATTTTAACCCAACCAAAGACGTTGAACCTAAAGTATTTAATCTTTTCCCAAGCAACTCATCTTCCTCTTCCAGAGCAGCCAAAGATGCAGCCTGCTGCTCTTCCGTGGTTACTTCTCCGCTCACATCGGCAGGGTTGGTTATCGCGCTACCATAGTTAACAGTCTTTGTGCCAAGAGCTTCAAACTCTTTTTTCTGCAATTCCCTATCTTTATCCCACGCCAATCTATCCAAGGCTAAATATGCGCGACCACGACTACCGGCAGACTTGTATCCTGCCAAACCAAACGTTCCCCATAACGCGCTACTCCAGTCCTTATAGTAATTATCACTATTGCTTTCAACAATCGCCATCAGAGTCCTCCACAAAAAATCACCGATATACAAATACTAATTCCACACGCTATCATTGTCAATAAAGATTTAATATATCATATTTCGTATCTGCATAATCACCTTTTTTACCATACCCCCAATCGTCGTCATCATCGTCAGGCTTCAATTTATCATCTTCAATATACATTGTAAGCACAAAACTATCACTCATATCCGGTGATTTTTTAAGTTTTGTTTTACTGGTGATAAATAATGCGCTGTTTTTGCTTCTCGCTGATCCGTAATCATATCCAAGGCTCATAAATTGCTTGTGTCGCTCATCATCTTGCTCTAAATGGCCCTCTTTTATCCACTTTCTGGCTCTATCATGCAATTCCGCGCGCGTATTTCCCCACAATTCTTTATTGCTACTTACCGCGCGAGCGTCAACGTCAACCACAATATTGTCATACCCCCAGTCTTTTAGCATAACACTTACCGCGTGGCCTATTCCGACCGTATCTATGCAGCAATATTTGGCATTATTGCGCTCAATTTCCTTTCTGACTATCTTTGCGACCTCAATTTCGTTCAATTTATCCAATTTTTTGAAGTGCTTGACCTCACATTTACCCTTACGGTATGATATTACCGTGCTATCGCCACCTCCACCGGCAACGTCAACACCCAAAACCATAGGATAATCCTCCCAAAGCGATCTTGGCACGATTCTTGCATACGATTGTCTCAAATCCTCTGCGCTAAAGAAGTAATCATCGCCTTTGCTAGGCGGCAAACCCCTCACACGAACCCTGAAAAAGTCGCTATCCTCACCATATTCCTCTTCCCATATAGCCAACTGCTTCTTATTCGTCATCTTACACGTTCGGCTGTCAACCCTCATCGTGTTCCAATACTTACTTTCAAAGCAGTCATAAAACCGACCATCGTTTCTGGTTGGGTTTCCAAAAGCTAGCCAAATGGCTCCAGGCGTTGTCATGGCACCTTCAGATACTTCCCACACACTATCCGGTATTGCTGATGCCTCATCGTAAATAACAAGCACATTCTCAGCGTGCTGTCCGGCAAAAGCCTCTGTTCTATCCTCGCTCCAGTTTACTGCCGCACAAAACCAAGTCTTTGGATATTTCAAGTGATATATCTTATCGCCGGTACACTTAAACCAATGCTTGGTTATCATCATGTCATACCACTTATTCAACTCGTAAAACGTCTTTGTCTTAAGCTGATCCTCTGTATTCGCAGTTACAATACCGTTCAAATGTGGCATTGTGTTCATGCAGTACAATATAACAATCGCCACCAAGCAAGAATTATGCGTAACAATGAAGTCGTTACACAGATACAGCCCGTCCTCTCTGTCAACAGTAACGCAAGTGCATTCCTGCTCTCCGACATACTCAATGCTGTCAATCCATCTGGTTAAATACCGACGCTGTACCGGATGAACACGCTTGGCTTTATGCTCAACATAGCAAGGCACACCGAAACCATCAGGCAGACTAATGGTGATTCTGTAACAATCCTTGCAATATACACGCTCACCATTCTTACCCGCTGTCGGCTGAACTGTCGCCTTTCCACCCAAAGAACGTACAAGCCACAGCACGTCATCTCTCAGTCGCTCACTAACAGTGCTATAAATGATACTACCGTGATTGTTTACCTCTCCGTCTGTATCAATCAACCCTCTTAACAGCTCTTTTCTGCTCTCAATGTCAGTATATTTATAGTCGTCAGGTATGTATTTATTATCTGAATGTCCACCACGCCCTTTAATGGTATCCTTCAACCAACGCTTCTTATACTCAATGACACCCTTGCTCGCACACCCGTCGCCTATCATCAGCCCCATCACATATGGGTTCACCTGTACATTCCGATGCTCATACACCACCGCACCTTGTACGGGTATCTCCCACTGCCTACGCTTAACATCCCTTGCTATTATCTCTTGTGTTTCCATAGTAACCCAGTCGCCACCTTTGCGCACCGTCCACAAATGCTCTTGGCCGCAGATAGTGCTACTCCCGTCATCAAATGTTACTTTATAGCACGGCCTTGTCCCTCTATAAGGAATGGCAATCACTCTTACGGCCCTACCATTAGCACCAAACAATCTATCGCCGACCTTAACGTCGCCCCAGCGTATCACACCATCAGGCGTATCCACAAGCATTTGATTAGCTGTTGCTTTCCCGACACCGTGCCCTGAAGCGACAGCTACCTTCAAAGCCTCATCCGGCTTTAGCTGTCCATCCTCTATTAACTGCAGTACATCCCTCTGCCACTTATCAGGGCCGTCAGGGTACTTCTCCAACACGGTACCGGGCTCACCCCATGGGAACGCCTGCATAGCAAACCGCAAGGGATGACCAACCCACCCCTCTACCATGTCCATCAGCTCTTCGTCTGTTCCTTTTACCGGTCCACTCATATCTCACTAAACTCCGCATCAATTATCTCACCGGCCGTACGAGTATCCGCCTCGTTATCCTCATAGTCAGACATACTCGGAGCTCTCTTATCGGCCATCGCTTCCAACGACTTAGTCCTTACGTCATGCATCCTATTAACCGGAGCCTCTTCTATCTTACCACCATCGAACATGCGCTCTTTAGCTCTCTGTAACCGACCAACCAACTCAACGCTATGATTATGCTGTACCTCAACCTTAGTCCGATACCTATGGTCAACCATCTCCAGCTCTTTTAACAGCAGCCTCTCACTATACTGCTCCGGGTCTTTAATCCTTTTAATCAGCTCTCCCCTTAGCATCTCCCTATATGCAAACGTAGCCTCTTCAAGCCTTTCCGGATACCGCGCCTCTAGCTGCCGACCCGTAGCCAAACTTATGCAACAATGCTCAGCAGCTAACTTAGTGTTACCCCACTCACTCAAATACTCAAAATATGTCCTGATTAAATCTTCGTCCTCTATCATTCCATCCCCTTCCGTCGCCTACCAAACACTCTACCACCCCAACACCAACAATGTCAATACCCTGACTGATTATGCAGGTAATAAACAATTTGTTTAATGGACGGAATCTCATTTTTTTGCGTAGGTTCGCAATCGCCATCCCTCTCATTCATATTTTTGGGGGTACCCACCCCCTTACTAAAAAAAATCACCTTAGCCTTTTTCTCACATATAAATACATAAATTAAACAGTACCTACAATGAATAATTTGCATTTATGTTTATCTATTTATTGCTTACTAATTTCAACCAATCGATTCTCAGTTATATATATTTATAGTTGTGTTAGTAGATTTATAATCATAATAAATTGTTAATTAAGTTGTAAAAAAAAATCTAACGCTACAATTAGTTTAGTACAAATATACATACTTACAAGTATGTTTATTTATAACGTAAAATCAATGTGTTAGGCGATATACATTCGCTCAGGTATGTATAGTGCGGTATTATAATACCATTAAACAAAATGTTTAAAAACTATCAATTTAGTAATTGTTATACTTTGTAATTTATTTGTAATACTCATAATCATAGATTCTAACAATAAAAACACAATAAAATCAATAACTTAATGAAATGAGAAAAATATTACGCGTATACATACGCACACACACGCACACACACGCACACGCGCCACGAGGGTATTTCTCTGTTAGAGGCGTAAGACTTTAGACAAAAAGCGATAACTTGGGCTGGATAAAGGTTTGGCGATTTAGCGAACTATCAATATAAATATTACGCTACTTCTAACAACTCTCTACAATTATCATATTGACGATAAACGGAGCGTTTTTGTCTAAAATGCGTTATGTTATTGAAAAACAACAATAAATGGGGTAAAAATAATTATATTGATAAAAAAATTTATAAATATAATAAAAACACTATTGACATTTAAAAAGAATCGTGTTATAAAAGACTCATAAACAAGAAAGGGACGCCAATGCACACAATAACAACAGCGATCACAGCAACATTAACAGCGGCTTTAATCACAGCCCTGGTTCTAACTCGAGAAGCCACACCAAGCGCCGACGCTTTAATGTTTGACTGCCTTTCCGCCGGACTCAGTGCGCAGGAATGCCGCGAAGGTATTTTTTAACAACATACAACATGGTTAAATATTACATTGAAAAAATGGCAAGCCAAATATTTACACCGACAAACAAAACGACTCGGCAAAAATTGACCGCACAGAGCAAAACGACGCTTAATAGGTACAAACACACACAAAAAACAAAAAACAACGCACAGGAGGCGAAAAAATGACATACGAAGATAAAAATATTTTAGCTAGATATTTATTAAATGACTGGAATTTTGACGGCAGCGAAGAGTCTGAAAAATTGTTGCGGGAAGCAATCGACAAAGCGCTTGAGGCCGACGCAAACGACCGTCCAATACGTTGGACCAGCACGCCCAGTATTGAGGCCGAAGAAATAGCGAAAAAATTTATTTATGAAAAATTAAGACCATATCGGCGGCTTTAACGGCAATATTCCAAATAACAGACCGAAGAATCGGAGGACTCAAGCATTGATAACGCTACACATCACGCAAAATAAAACCTTGTTTTTTGCTACGGAAGAGGAGGCGAAAAGATTCGCCGACACTATGGAAGCCAAGACAGGCAACCGCCCAGCAATGAGAAAAACGAGAGAAGAAAACCATGTGAAAAACATTGTGTATTATGGAAAAACCGCGCCAGACTATTCCGGCAAAGCCGACACATAGCTAGCCAAGTGACGAAGGAAAAAAATAAAATGATGAAGAGAAATTACGTTAAAAAACTTTTGCGACAGAATGGAATAAAATATAAATCCATGGCGGAAAAGTTGGGAATCGATTGTCAAAAATTCGACAGATGGTCCGAAGATGATCACCCGAATAACAAGGTTTTGATTGCAGCTGTTAAGTTTGTTTTGCGTTGCATGATTGAGACAGACCAAGTCAAACAAAAGAAAGAGCAGCTAGCCAAAACAGCAGAAGAAGAGTTTAGAGAGCGCATGGACGCACTTGGATTATAACAACCCATCTAATCACAGGAAGGAACGACAAGATGACATCACGAACCGAAAAGCTAGCCAATAATTATGTGTGGAAGAATGAATATGACAAAGAGTATGGGGAAAAATTAAAAACCATACAATGGAATCACGAAAACGACGCTGAGAAGTGGGAGAAAATAAAAACCGATTCAGGAAGAACGATTTTGAGGCTTAAAAAGCAATAAAAAAGGCTAGCCGATGGACGAACAGCTAGCCAAAGCGGGCATTGCACCCAACCCCAACAACAACGAGGAGCGATTATAGATTATCACTCCTTATTTGCATTGTCAAATGTTTTTAATATTTGGGGCTATGAATTTATCCAGTGGAATTGACACAGCCCGAGAAACCAAGTGCGGCATGAAGTACACGGCGTTTGTGCGCTTTGCGCCTGGTATTCGAGACAGCGCATCCGCCCACTTCTTTTGCCACGTTGTACCGACAAGCAACCCATCGAGAAGCGGAGATTTGTTTGATATATACACGCTATCATCTTTGAGCATTACGCCAGCCAATCGCAATGCTTCGTCTGCGCATTGTGGAGATATGCCATCCATTGATGTGTTGACATTGACAAGGTCAAGCAGCCAGCCGATTTGTTTTTTACGCAACAATCGTCCGCCGTCTTCAACCGGTATGTTTGCGAAAGATATTTTATCAATAAGCTCTTCGTCTTCTGTTTCAACTGCACGCTCAGAAACTAAATCCATAATAACCTCTTGGCGTATCCATTTTTCAGCGGTTGACGGTGAAACAATATTGTTGCATAGCAATCCATAGACACCAGCGAGCATCATAGCCAACTGGTCGCCAACTCGTTTTGAGCCGAACACAGAGCCGGCCGCGTTTGAAAATGTCTTATGGTTAGCACGAACAATATCAATCATATTGACAGCTCGAGTAAGCAAACATTGGCAATACTCTTCTGTTAATAGGTCAGCGGCAAAGGCTTCCATCTCTTGGAATTTTTGCATGTCAAACTCTTTTGCTTTCTGGCTTGCGTTCTCACCGACTGGCGGATTAAGACGAAGAACGGAAGTGCGAGACTCGTCGGCAACTTTGGTCATGACGTTGTTTATTGATGAAAAACAGAAAGCAGAGCGACAGAGAAATGCCTCGCCGTTTGTTGCTCCGCCTTTGATAATTACATCGTTTGATTCTGATGATGCTTGACGAGCAAGGTCAAAAATCTCCTGCATGCGTTTACGGTCCTGCTCGTTCTCGCCTTCTGCCTCATCAAATACTACTGGACGAGCATCACAGCCAAGCATACGACGCAGTCCCGGCTCGGTTGTCTTTGAACCACAATATAGCGCAACATTACCAAGTACGCGCTTGACTATATTATCTTTAATCCAAGTCTTACCAGAGCCAGCTTTACCGATGATATAGATATGCGAACGGAAAGGCAAAGAGCCACATATAAGCGAAGAGAACAACCAACCGGCTAATAGCTTACCATATACTTGCTTTTCCCACCGAGGTTTACAGCATAGTTCAATCAGTTTGCGAGCCTCTAATGACGGCAATATGGTTGAGGTTGTAGCCCCGAGAGATGTTGACAGCTGGTAAATATATTTTGTTTCCAATTTGTCAACCGGCAAACGAACACCATTTGCCACAATATGGTCGCCTGCGTGAAGAACATAGCGTTTCTTACCCTCATACTCATCAATCCAAGCACCACGGCCACGCATCATATTCGGGTCAAACACACCTTTGCGTTCACAAGCACGAAACATAAAGTCAATAATGCCATCCCAGTCAACGCCAGATTTTGTTTTGAAGTCCGTAGATTCCCACCAAGAGAAAGGGGCGAGAGAGATAAGAGTTTTTTTATCGTGGTCTCGAGCTCTTAGTTGGAAAATCTGCCCTGACTTTTTCTGATAATAAAAATAAATATCTTGGTTGTATCCGAGAATACGGAAGTATTTGTTATCGTCAGCTGTGTCTTGGCGTTCTTTAATCGATGAGTCTTTAACTTCAATATATACGTCATCAAGCTCATCTTCTTCAATCATGGAGGCCGGAGGATATTTTTCTGCATTATCACGGCAGAATTTAAGCATATCCTTAGCTTGCCACCCATCAGCCAATGCGTCCGCAATATCCCAACCGTCTTTTTTCTCGGCCATTGATGATGTGTTGATGATTTTGATATTACAGCGGTTGTCGTATAATATTTTGGCAATCTCAAGGGCTGCCTTCATGCCGGGTTGCTCGTTCCACGGTATGAGTTCGCCTGTTTCGTTATCTGTCTTATGGTCAGCGTCTGGTATAATAACAATATCTCTGTCTTGTATGCGACTCCAGTCTGTTTTCTTTACAGCGTTAGAGCCACCAACCCACGTTATTGACACATAAGAGGGAAGCAATAACTTTGCAGCATCAGCACACTTACAACCCTCGGTGATGACTATCGGAGAAACATAGTTTCCGTTCAGCTGATGGATTCCATAAGGCGGACGCTTATCTTTGATTGCCTTAAATACCCATTTATCTTTAATCCAACGAAGAGGAACGACCTCTTTACCACCCTCAGGGTAATCGATTCGACAGTCGTAAGCAACAAGGTCGCCTTTGAATGTGCGAATCTCCCACATATTTGATATATCAAATGTCTTTTTATGAGATTGTGAATAGTATGTTTTCGGTGGCGGTGGAGCGTCAAAAGGAACAATATATACTTTATCCTCTTCCTCTTTCGGTTTTGATTTTGGTTTTATTGTGCTACCGTCGTCGTAACCAAATAACTTAGCAAGAGACTCGGCGGCGTCTTTGTAGTCGATTCTATTTTTTTTAGCATACAGGCTAATTAATCCACACCCAGATTCGCCACCACCGTTAAACTCAGCCCATTTTGCAGTTTGTAAGTTAATCTTAAAGGACTTGCCTTTAGAACCTGATATATCGCCGAGTTCGTATTCGTGCCCATTTATGCGGCCAAGAGGGTAAATTGATTGAACAACGGCTTTTGCGTTACTCTGCAAAAAACTTTCTAATCTTTCAAAATCCATATTAATTTCTCCATCGTTGTTGTGATAATACGTTACTCAGAAAAAATTCTCAAGTCAATAAAAAATTGTTGACTTATTAAACATTTTGTGTAATAGTATAAGTGTAACAACAACAAGAGAATCGAATATGGATATTAAAGATTATCATAATAACCCAGCACTGGGAAGCTCAACAATAAGAGAGATTCTTAAATCATCTGCGCATTATGCTTATAAGTTGACACATAAGGTTAAAAAGACAGACTCTATGATTTTGGGTGATGCTATTCACGCGTTTATCTTGGAGCCACATCGCTTTAATGAGATGTACGAGCTGTTTGAAGATGTATATATGCGCGCTGTCGGCGGACACAATGTTGGCGATCCAAAGCTAGATGAAAATGGAGACCCCATTGTTTACCTCAAAGACCGCAACGGAGAAGGTTTAGATATTAAAGGCGAACAATATAAAAAGTTCGTTGCTATGACCGAGGCTATCCGTAAAAGCCAGTTGGTTAAGGATGTTATGTCTCAATCAACTCATATCGAATATAGCATATTCAGCAAGATAATGGGGTTTGATGTTAAGTGTCGCCCTGATACAATGAACGTTGATGCCGGTATTATCTGGGATGTTAAGACGGTATCAAACAAATCGGACAGTGGTAAGCCGTCAGATAATTTTATCCGTGAGTTTATCTCTATGGGGTATGATGTTCAGGCGGCGTTGTATAAGAGATTATGCAAAGAGCACTTTAAGAAAGAGTTTGAGTTTAGATTCCTTTGCGTTGACGTTGCTAAAGACGTGGTTGGCATTAAGGAGTATAAAGTAAGCGATGAGCTTATTGAGCTCGGAGAACGTCGCCTTAAATGGTGCTTGAAACAAATTAAGCAATACAACGACACTCAGAGTGTTAAAGTGTATGATTGCGAAAGCGAAGAGTTGAAGGCTGACTATAGAGCCTTAGAAATGTTGGAACAGTTTAGAGGAGAAGAGTAATGGAAATTATAATTAACGGTATTTTATTGGCAATAGGATTTATGGTCGCACCTTTTATCTTAAGTGTTATTGCTTATGTTGTGGCTCTTATAATATCTTTATTTATTCCGGGGGACAAATAAATGGAAGAGAGAATTGCAGTGCTTAGCTTGGCGTTGAAACAAATTAAAGCAGTAATTGATGCCGAACGAGAAGACTTTAAGGACGGCAACGAAGGAAAGTTGAAAATGATTGAGTTAATCATTGAGAGTATTAGCTAGGGAGTAAGGAAATGAACGAGTTTGTAATAAAAAAATCAGAGCGCAAAGACAGCAAGGTGTTAATCTCTTTAGCTGGATTGAGCGGTTGCGGCAAGACATACTCAGCTATTTTATTAGCAAGAGGTTTGGTTGGCTCAAATGGCAAGATTGGATTTATTGATACCGAGCAATGCCGAGCCTCTTTATACAGCGACTTGGCTGGCGGTTTTGATGTTATCAACATGGATGCCCCGTTCAGCCCTGAGAGATATGTTAAAGCTGTTGACACCTTTAAGAAAGCTGGATATGGCGCTGTGGTTATTGACTCGATGTCTCACGAATGGGAAGGCGTTGGCGGTGTGCTGGAAATGGCAGAGTCGCAGACATACAAAAATGGCTCTCCGGTACAAGGTATGGCTAAATGGGCAAAGCCGAAAGCAGAGCACAAGAAAATGATGGATTATTTGCTGCACTGCGGTATGCATATTATTTTCTGCTTTAGAGCTAAGGAGCGTCTGAGAGAAGAAACCGTTGACGGGAAAAAGGTTTATATTAACGATGGATTAGTTACTACCACTGAGAAGAATTTTGTTTACGAAATGACCGTTAGCTTGTTGCTGGATGTTGACACTAAGCACCCGAAAATTGTTAAGTGCCCGAGTCAACTGGAGCATCTATTCCCAGAAAATAAATTCATTAGTATTAATGCCGGTGCTGAGATTGAGCGTTGGTTAAACGGACGTGTTCGCACAGAGAAAGAAATTATCGATGAAGGCAAAAGTGCCACCGATAAACGTACTTGGTTTACAGCTTTGCCCGCAAATGAGCAAGCTATTGCTAAAAAGCACCAAGACGAAATTAACAACATCTCTAAAACCACAAAAATAGAGGTGGTTGAAGAAGATGATGACAATGGTTTAATTTAACTTAATGGAGAAAATAAATGAACTTCAAGACGCAAGGATATTTTCCGTTTGTAGTAAAAGCAGAGAATAAGAGAAGCCAAAACGGAAACGATTATTTAAGTATCGGTGTTGGCATGTCAAGAAAGAACCAGAACGGTGAATATAAAACCACTTGGCTTAATATGATTGACAAGCGTGATTTACTTATGCTGTCAAGCGTTTGCGAGAATGCTTATCACAAGATTTGTGCAGAAGAAGCTAAAGAACGCTCACAGAATCAAGGTCAGTCTCAGCAGCCAGCGCAACAGCAGACCCCGCAATATGCCACCGACGACGATATCCCTTTTAATTAACAACGATGTCAGTAACGTTGTAAAATAAGAATTGACGTGAGGATTTAATGACTCGTTATGTATTTGACGAACCCGAGCAAATGTTTCACTGGATAGATGAGTGTGCTAAAAAGCTACTCACTATCCCTCGGGATAAATTCGGTAAGGTAGAGGTGAACATAACACGGACTGAGCTTGGCTGTAGTTACTCTTGGCTGATAAGTCCTAAAGATAAAGAAACGTGGAGAAGGAAATTTGAAGATGAGAACGTACGGAAATAAATTCAGAAGCAAACCCAAAAAATTGTCACACGCAGATATTGTAATTGAAGCATTTGGTGGATTAGCTAAGTTGGCTAAAATATTAGGCGTAACACCGCAGATTATTTGTAACTGGAGAAGAGGTGGTGTTGTTCCGGCAAAATATAGACAAGACATCGCTTTATATGTAAGCCAGCACCCTAATATTAAACTTGATGGAAAACACATTTGGGCGAAGAAAAATGACGATAACACTGAGACCGTACCAACAGAAGGTTATTGATGACTTGGCTGAGGCTTTTCGCAAGGGGTATCGTAAACCTTTGATTGTGTGTGCTACTGGCGGCGGAAAATGCTTTGCTAAAGGTACAAAGATAATAAAATATGACGGTTCTATAATTAATGTTGAAGATTTAAAAATTGGAGACGTTATTATGGGGTATGACAGCAAACCAAGAACAATAAAATCAATTTGTTCTGGATACGAACAGATGTATGATATTATCCCTGTTAAAGGTGAAAAATATACAGTGAATGAAAGCCATATATTGTCTTTAAAAATATCTGGAAATAGAGCTGTTTATTGTGGTAAGAAAAGATTTGAACCAAATAGTGTAGCTAATGTAACAATTAAAGAATATCTATCATCAAACAATAACTTTAAACATGTAGCTAAAGGCTGGCGGAATGGAGTTGAATTTGAAGATAAAAATGTCCCTATTCCACCATATTTATTAGGTTTATGGTTAGGAGATGGAGATAGATATGATCCTGCAATAACCACAATAGACCATGAAATTATAGAATATATATATAGTTATGCAAAATCTATAAATTGTTTTGTGAGAAAAAATGATATAACATATAATATATCCAGAGGCAGAAATAATAAACTTAAAAACAAATTTAGAGAATCACTGAAGGATCTTAAACTTATAGATAATAAGCATATACCACATATCTATTTATGCAATTCAAGAAAAAAAAGATTAGAATTATTAGCTGGATTGATAGATACAGATGGACATTTAAGTCATCAATATGATTACATAACGAAATCAAGAACACTAGCCGAGGATGTTTTATATCTTTGTAGATCTCTGGGACTTGCAGCTTATCTTTCTGAGCAACATAAAAGCTGCATATATAAAGGCAATAAAAAAACAGGGATTTATTATAGAATATCAATAAGTGGTGATATACATAATATACCTTGTAAAATTGAAAGAAAAAAAGTATTATTTAGGAGACAAAAAAAAGATGTATTACGAACAGGATTAACTATTAAAAATATTGGTTATGGTCAATATTTTGGGTTTGAATTAAAAGAAGACAATAGACTTTTTTTACTAGCTGATTTTACTGTGGTGCATAATACGGCTATTGCAACCAAACTTACTGAAGGCGTGTTGAATAAAGGAAACGACTTGATATTTATGTGTCATCGCACTGAGTTGGTTGACCAAACATATCGTACTTTCTTAAAGAACGACATAGAGCCCGATTTTATTGCCGCAGGGCGCAAATTTAAGCCTGAGAGCAACTGCTATATAGCTATGGTAAACACACTGCTCAGACGGCTACAAAAAGTGCACTGTCCAAAGGTTATGGTCGTTGATGAATGCCATCATTTGGCAAGCAAGACTTGGAAAACCGTCTCAGATTATTACAAAGATGCGTTGTTAATCGGATTAACAGCCACACCTTGTCGTTTAGATGGCAAACCGTTATCGGATATGTTTGATTGTATGATTATCGGACCTCAAACTGACGAGCTTATTAAAGAGGGCTATTTGGTGCCGTACAAATACTATGCTCCGACCAATTTAGACACCAGCAAAGTTAAGGTTGTTAACGGTGAGTATCAGGCTCAAGCATTGGATGATTTTATGCGGGAGTCATCAGTTGTCGGAGATAATATTGAGCAGTATAAGAAGCTGGCTATGGGAAAGCGTAACGTTGTGTTTGCTTGTAATAGAAAACATGGAGCTGAAATTGTTAAAAGATATCTAAATGCCGGAATACCTGCTGAATTACTTGATGGCACATTGTCTCCCGGAGACAGAAAAAAAATGGTTGACAGATTTTCAAATGGTGACACAAAGGTTATCGTAAGTATTGATGTGATATCAGAAGGCTTTGATTTACCTGCTATCGAGGTTGTATCTATGCTTAGACCTACAATGAGTCTGTCATTGTGTATCCAACAGTGGGGGCGAGGACTAAGAACTGCGCCAGAGATTGGTAAGACTGAGTGCTTAATCTTAGATCACGTCAATAACTACCAACGCCACGGTATGCCTGATGAACATAGAGAGTGGAGTTTAGATGGTGGTATAAAACGAAAAAAACGTGGTCAATCATCAGAGATAAAAATAAAGCGTTGTCCTAACTGTTTCTTCGCTCACTCACCAGCTTTGAAGTGTCCAAACTGTGGATATGAATATACATCTGATGGAAAAACCATAAAAGAAGTTGCCGGAGAATTATTTTTAATAGATTCGGAAGAATATAAACAAGCACAAAAAAGAGAAGTAGTAACCGTGGAATCGTTAGAAGATCTTGTTAGAATCGAACGTGAGAGAGGTTACAAACAAGGATGGGCGGTTCATACTTGGGAGCGAAAAACAGGTAAGAAATTAACAGATACATTCTCAGGATATGAAGAAATTGCTCGCTGTTATGGCTACTCTAATGGCTGGGCGTGGTTTAAGTGGAAAAATAAACGGAGTAGAAAATAACCGTTGACATTATACACAAAATGTGTAATTATACTTATACAACAACAGGAGAATCGATATGTTAAATGAAACAATCAAAAAAGAATTGCTTGCCGAAATTGAAAAGGTTGATATTGATGTCAGCACGATTAACTCTGCACGCTGGGATCGAAACATATACGGCGTAGAGGCCCACTTAGCTGTAGGTGGCTGGGATTATGATGAAGAAGAGTTGTGGATAGAACAGGCAAAAAATTTAGCAGAAATGGTTAAGGAGGACGGACTCTGCAATTATGCTACATTGGCTGACGACGAAGATGAAGATGATAGCATGACAACTGAGGCATATTTGTGGTTAATTAGTATAGCAGGAGAATAGATATGGCTGATAGCACGAAGCTTAGTTTGATTATGGGCGCTCGTAACGGTGCGCTTGAAGAAAAAGATGAGTACGATTTTTACGCAACAGATCCGAAAGCATTAGGGCTGTTTCTTAATAAGTTCAATGAAGATGGAGAGTGTTTAGCTGAATGTGTGTGGGAACCTGCTTGCGGTAACGGACATTTAAGCGAAGTACTTCTTAGTAGAGGACACTCTGTAATGAGCACAGATGTTGTAGAAAGAGAATATCCTTGTGAAATAAAAGACTTTCTTGCTGATGATAATTATTGGCAAGGTGATATACTAACAAACCCACCTTACAAATACGCTAAAGAGTTTGTACTTAAAGCATTAGAGTCGGTAGATAATGGACATAAAGTAATTATGTTTCTTAAATGCCAGTTTTTGGAAGGACAGAACAGATATAACGATTTGTTCAGTAAGTACCCTCCAAAATATGTTTACATCTACTCAGGAAGACAAAAGACCGCAAAAGGTGGAGACTTATCAAGAACAAAATCGCCGACACAATGTTACTGCTGGTTTGTTTGGCAAAAGGGATTTAAGGGCGAAACTATTTTGAGATGGATACCGTGATGATCGATAAAGCAACAAAAGAATATCTAGCCAAGAAAATAAAAGAGCTAAAGCAAAAAGTCTTCAAAGCCAAGAAATTTGAAAAGAAAAAAGATTGGAAAGAGTTTAGGGCTAAGGTCAATAAGAATATTTAACCATTTCGGGGTCGTCTAAAGGCAGGACATCGCACTTTGACTGCGGCAATGCTGGTTCGATTCCAGCTCCCGAAACCATTAAACGGTTAGTAACATCAACAAGGAGAAATAAATGAGTAACAATACCCCGGACTACGAAAATAACTTGGCATTTGAACCGGCAAAAACCGCCGGCACAATGGCAACAATAGCGAGAGATGGCAAAAACGTAGCTATCCGCTGCTACATTGATAACCAACATTATTTTGACCTTGCGTTGGAAGACGCGCCGGGAAAAATGGACTGGTTTGATGCAAAAATTTGGTGTGAAGAGAACTACTGCCGGCTGCCGATGAAACATGAACTAAAATTTATTTGCGATAACTTAAGCACTATCAACAAAATGATGAGAGATGCTGGCGGCAAGATGTTGAGCGGCGCTTACTGGTCTTCGTCGGAGTACGACAGCCTATGGGCGTGGTACTCTGACCTTAGCGGCAGTTACGGCGTGTACTTCAGTGGCAGTAAGGGCAACGGTAACTACGTTCGCCCGGTGCTAGCTTTGCAATTTT